GTCAGAATTGATCATAAAGTGAAAGAGTTAATTTCTGACATAAAAGCAAAGGAAGCTAATTTAGCAACTTTGCAAAATAAAATAGACGACGCAGCGCCCGAAGTTTCAGTAGCTACTTAATAAAAGGCTACATATTTAAAAAAATCACAACTACACTACAGGCTCTCTTGCGCTCTTTAAAAAATAAGAGTATAACCTTCTTACTATACAATTATTAAAAGATCATAGACGCGTATAGTCGACGGCCTAGAGACTATGATCTGCAAACTAGGAGGATATAATCATGGCAAGAACAACGTTTTCAGGACCAGTCGTTTCCCAAAGAGGATTTGTGGCTGCAGGACCTGATGAAGTGGTAAACATCACAGCGGAAACTACTTTAACTTTTGCTGCTCACGCAGGTAAAGTTATCAAAGTAAATGATGCTGATGGTGCTATTACACTTCCAACAATTAAAGCGGATAGCAAAGGTGCTTCTGCTGGAGACAATGACCCTAATGTGAACAGTCACTTAGGTGCTGTCTACAAATTTTTTGTAGGCACAGATTGTACAGATTGTGACATTAAAACAGACGGAACTGACAAATTTGTTGGTCACGCAACTGTTGTAAATGTTGCAGATGGTACAAACAGTTCATTCGTTCCAGGAGCAAGTAACGATGTTATAAGCATGAACGGCGGAACTACAGGTGGAGACAAAGGTAGTACAGTTACTATCACTGCACTTGAAGACAACGTATATTTAGTAGAAGCTGTGTTAATCGGTACAGGTACCGAAGCAACACCTTTTGCTGATAGTTAATAGATAACTCGGAGCGCCTGGTGATGCAGGCGCTCTTGAAAAGGAGGACAAAAAATGGCAGACACAGTATTAAATACAACTGTATTTGACGGATCAAAAAAACTCATCACCCACTACAATGTGGTTTCTGATGGAACAGGTGGCACAACAAAGATTGTTGATGTATCTGGGCTAAATACTAACAACGGTAAATCTTGCACTAAAGTAAGATTAAACAAAGTTAGTTTTAATGTTTCAGTAACAGCACAAGTAGATGCACTTAGAATGTTATGGGATG